GTTAAAGGTGCTGACACAATAGTGCGCACTTTATCATTCATCCACTTCTTAGGTGGTAAGGCTTCTCCCTTAACTGAAATACCAGCAGTGGGTACCATCGAAGGAGCATGGTAGAAAGTTTTTGCCCAAAGCTTAATAAAATTGCTAAAACCACCAACGGCTTTTATAACCTTCCATCTTGGAAGCTTACGAGGGCGTTGAGAATCAGGGTCCCTCCAAAACGGGCCCAAAGCATACTTTTTCTCCCATCTAGAAACGATCATTTTGAAGGGAGTCAATCTTGATGATGCAAAAATTGGTTGTAACAAACCCCAGACATCATCAACCCCAATATCTGGAAATTCATATACTTCAGTATTGAAATAACGAGCAGTTGCTTCAAGCTCGTTTTCCCAAGTTTGGTATTGAAAGGAATTCATATATTCAGGCGCTAAAGGCCGGAGTAACTCAAGTTCACGGTCGACCTGCATTCTGGCTTGCCGAATCCCTCTTTCAAAATCAAACCCAGTGACCAAAAAGTCAGTGAATCGACCAGCTTTTTCATAGTTAGGTTCCTTTAAACCAACTGGTTCAGGCCAGCCCAGTTCATGTAATAAGTCATTAGTCTGTCGGATAACCTCAGGGTCGAAGTTGTCACGAGCTGTCCTAATGAACTCTGGAAGAGCAACATCATCAATCATCTGTGAAAGATCCATTGATGTTTGATTCCAAATGCTTCTAAACTTGGAAACTGTCTTATTGAATGACTTTCCAGCTCCACGATGGCGGAACATCAGCAAGCGAGCAGATGCGATCAAAGTTGTAATCCGCAAAGTGACAATAAGGAAAACCAACCTAAAATAAGCTCTTGAATTCTTTGCTTTTGAACTAAAAATCAGGCCTCGAAGCCAAGACACTGAGAGGAAGACAATTTTAGTCATCCACCAACCGACCCCAACTAAATTCAAGTCCAAATAAATAACTAAAAGCGTCAGAGTTAAGGCACTCTTAAAGTATTTGAAAGACTTGACGAAGAAAACCCTTAAACGGTTCTCAAACATCCAAAGCAGAAGTAATAATCCATAGAAAAAGAAAACTATGAAATCCCTAACGCCCGATCGAGATCTCGGTCCATAAATAAGGAAAATTACTGATGGTAACAAGTCA